ATTAACAACGCAGGCTTAAAGGTAAAAAAATGATTATCCAGTTAAACGACATCATGAAAGCAGACATTATTCAGCTTGAAGATTATGACATGCAGCTGGCGTTTGAAATTGAAACCGTTGAGCGGCAATTGCAATATGCTGATAAGAAGAATGATCGCGTATGGCATGAGAAGGCACTTAAGGCGCGCGACCACATGAAGCGCACGCGAGCACTCATCAAAACGCGGCTTGATAAGCTGTATTACGGAGAGGAAAGGATGTTGCATGGCGCAATTCTGGCTCAAATCCGTAAGGAAATGCCCATTGGCAAGTTTATGTCATACGTTCACCGAGCAAGGCAGGAGGCGGGGTTATGATTCCGTTGCTGTGGATATTATCAGCTTACGCATTCGCAAGGGTATTTGAGGCTGACACTCTGTACCAGATGATTTGCTATGGCGCTCTGTTCTGCCTTTCAGGCGCTGCTCTTGCATTTATGGATGATGTAATTTCAGACTAACACCGTATATCTTTTGTTCATCATGGGCTGCTATCATTTAATCAGGAGGTAGCCCATGAACATAATCCCTATCACTTACTTTCTCACGCTCTACGCGCTCACTGATTCGCCATTGTTTGCACTGGCTACCGCCTCATGGTGTTATATCTCCCTGTGTTATAATTCGACCACAAACTAACCGTGGAGAGTTAACCATGATTGTCAAGATTGGCGATAAGTGGGTGGTCAAGTCGAAAGACGGCTCACAGCAATTTGGCGAATACGACACAGAAGAAGCAGCCAAAAAACGCCTTGCAGAAGTGGAAGCGTTTAAGCATATGAATAATAAATTGCAGGTTAACGTCCTGACAACCATCAATTCAGCCAGCAATATCAGTGAGCAAATCATTGATGGCGACCCGCACTACGTGATTAAAAACGTCGTGCCAGTAGTTGATGATGTCGTGATGAACAATGGCCTGTATCCGGGCGAGGAAATCCGCAAGAGCTATCACGGCCTTGATGGTAAGCCCGCACCATACAACCACCCAATGATTGATGGTAAATACGTCTCCGCAAGCATGACTCGTGCCGCTAACCAGTTCAGCGTTGGCGCATGGATTGAAAACTCATCTCATGACGGCAGCAAGGCGCTGGTAGACCTGAAGGTTAATAAAGTCATCGCTGAACGTTCGGAGAAAGGTCAGGAACTGCTCGGTCGCATTGAGGCGCTGATGAACTCCGCAGACGGCGCTGAGCCAATCCACGTATCAACTGGCTTATTGCTCAACCGCGAAGCTGCGGAAGGTACAAGCAAAGGTAAAAAATACTCATGGATTGCACGCAACATGGAGTGGGACCATCTCGCCATCCTGCCGCCGGGAGTGCCTGGAGCCGGGACGCCAGAAGATGGCGTGGGAATCTTTGCCACCAATGGAGAGCAAATCGAGCGCATCACTGTAAACCTTGAGGATTCAACCGTGCCAGACGAAAGCGCCAACAAGATTAATTATAAATCGTGGCTGCATAAAGCCATCAACTACATCACCAACAAATCAGACCTTTCGTTTGAGAATATCAGTGAGCAGATTCGCCAGATTCTGAAGGCGGAAGTTGGCGAGGATGTCTGGCCTTATATCGTGGCTGTGTACGACGATCGCGTCGGGTTCGAAATCAAAGGCCAGATTTTTCAGCAGTTCTACATCGTTGAAGATGATGTGGTAAAATTGGTCGGTGAGCGGGTCAAGGCTGTTTATAAAACTGAGCTTGAGCCGGTAAAATCAACTGAAGGGGAAATCTCAATGACTAACGAGGAATTACAGGCGGTACTAGCCGATGCCCTCAAGCCGGTTCAGGAATCGTTGACAGCTGTCAACCAGAAGCTGACCGACATCGAAGCTGAAAACGTTAAGCTGAAAGAGCAATTGCAGGCGAATACCGAGCAGGAAGAAACCGCGATGCGTGCTGCTATCATCGCTGAACTGAAACTGCCGGAATCCGCTGTGAATGCGCTGAAAGGTGAAGCACTGCGTGAAACCTATGCGCTGACCAGTAAACCTGCCGCGCTGAAGGGTGGCTTCCAGCCGAACCACGCTGATGACGATTTTGATATGGAGGCACCTGAATAATGGCTACTATCCGTTATGGCACCATCATTGGTGGCCCAGCTCGCAAGAACGACCCGCAGATTCGCGAAGGCATCATGAACGCCGCATTGCAGCCTGGCGCACTGGTAACTTTTAACGATGACGACAAAATCATCGCGCACGCTACTGCTGGCGGTCAGGGTTTCCCTTACGTGCTTCAGCATAACTACATCGGTGGCGGCGATGTATCTGAAGCCGTTCCGGCTAATGCTACTGGCATGGCTGTGCAGTGCGAATTTGGCGTTACCTATCATGCACTGGTTGCGCAGAGTTCCGTACTGAAGAAAGGCACCCCGCTGGCAAGTAATGGTGCTGGTGCGCTGAAAGTTGCTGGTGATGGGGATAACATCCTGTTCTACTCCTATGAAACCTACACCGTTGCCTCTGATGGCGCTGAACTGGTTGCAGTTCGTCGTGCTGGCAATGCTTCCATGCCTGCTGGAGCTTAATAATGGAAAAGATTATTTTTACCAAAGATTTGGTGGCCAACTCCGCAGTGGTGGCTGACCAGTGGAAACATCTCACCATCGACCGTAAAGTGTTCTGCAACGCAGAAGCTGAGCTGGCGAAAACTTACGGTGTTAACGCCACCGCACTGGTAACGAAAGATTACTGGCGCGACGTGGATAACGTCACCACCCGTGTTTTCCGCAACGAAGCTGGTCAGGACATGATGGCTGACCTGATGGGTATCGCGGCAAACATCAACATCGGTAAGACTGTGGCAATCAGCCGTATTGCTTCCGATGCTGGTAAGGTAGTCCGCACTCTGTCTGGTCAGGAGCCGGAAGATTTGGATAAAACCCGCTACGATTACACTGGCGATGTGATTCCAATCTTCAAGACTGGCTACAGCCGCGAATGGCGTGAGCTGCTGGGTATGCAGTCTGAAGGCTTCGACCCGCTGCTGGACGATCAGGCCAACGTTACCTTTAACCTGCGTTCCGACATGGCGCAATATCTGCTGACTGGCGACCAGACTCTGAACGTGAATGGCGTTTACACTGGCTACGGCATCACCAACCACCCGAACACTGTTCAGGTTAACCTGAACGTTTCCGGTGGCCTGAATATCGACCTGCAAACCGCAACGCCAGACGAAATCGTGAAATTCTTCAATCAGGATTTCCAGGCTATTCTGGATGCGCAGAACGTATTCGAGCAGGTTACCTTGTGGGTTTCTCCAGCAGTGCGTCGCAGCTTCATGCGCCCGTATTCTGATGCAGCTGGCTTCAAAGGCGGCACGGTTGAGCAGTACATCACTCAGTTCGGTAATGGTCGCATTGGCAAGATTGGCACCAACTTCCTGCTGACTGGTAACCATTTCGTTGGCTACGTTCGCAACGACATGTACATCCGTCCGCGTGTTGCTCAGCCGGTTTCCACCTATGCGGCAGCTCGCGATAACCCGCACGATAACTTCAACTTCCTTGTGTGGTCAGCTTTTGGGCTTCAGGTGCGCAAGGATTTCACTGGCAAGTCCAAAGTGTTCAACGGATACGGTACGCAAACTCCGCTGTAATAAAAAGGGGGCGAAAAGCCCCTTTGTAAATTTGAGGTGAATAATGGCTAAATACGAAGTGATCGCTCGCGGAATCTTTGTAAAAGAGAAAGGCAAGATTCGTGAGTTACAGCTTGGCGAGGTGATTACCGAACCAGACGAGCACCTGCTACCAAAACTGCGCGTTATGCCAGAACTTGAAAAGTCTTTCGAAGTCGCAACCCCGCAAGAAAAGACGACAAAGAGAAAGAAAGCAGAGTAAACTGAACCCGCATAATGCGGGTTTTTTATTGGGGGTTTCTATGGCTGTAAGATACGACATATTCACCACGCGGGAAGATGGTGAGGTGATGCTTGATGAACTGATGTCTGCTGACTGGGCGGCGCTACAGGTTAACGTAATGCCGCTTGATTCATCTGGCGAATACACTCCACTTGTCAGCGGCACCGTGTCCGTTAAGGTATCACCATTTGAATCAGGTGACTACTGGATTGATGTTAACAATAATAATTATTATGGCATGGCGCTACGCCTGAAGATAATCAAAAACCAGCTGCCAGTAGCGGTTAGTTCACTGCGTGTTTCTGTGTGGCGCGCAGGAGTGTCGCCGCAATCGGTAGTTAACGTGTCGCCAGAAGTGAATGTGAGCAATGTCACTTCACAGTCATATTCTGAGCGAGCTAATAAGCAGGGTAAACTGTTCACTGCATCACGCAGAGTGACGGATGTCGCTGGTAGTTCAAACCTTGACAGCATATTCATCACCGGAACGAAGCAGGTAATATTCAACCAGCGCATTATTGGCTACACAGGAAAGGGCGTTGTTGCATCAATCTATCGTGGCGCGGTGGCTACTGGCGGAACTGCTGCGGAGATTAATAACCCTAACGATATAACTCCGCAGGCAGCCACGGCGCAGCTACTTACTGGCGCTACGGTAACAAGCGTCGGGCAGCTAACGGTCGCGGCAACGTACAGCGAGGGTAATGCTTCAAATCAGGGACAGGGGAACTCGCAGGCGCGGCTTGGTGAGCAAATCATCATGGCACCAAACACGACATATTTGCTTCGCATAACATCACTGGATACGGCGGCGCAGAATATCAATGCGTATGTTTCGTGGTTTGAGGATGATACTTATCTGGCGTGATAAAAGAAAAGCCCCGTAAAGGGGCTTTTGATTGCTATAGTCGCATCGGCATAACAACAATCTTCGCAGTCTCACCAGATGGCGCACTAAGACAGCAAACTGCGGCATTTGTATTTCCATTCAATTCAAACTTAACTCCACATAATTTAGGGTTAAATAGCTTCGCAGCTTTCTCGACATCAACAAGATAGCCAGCATTGAAGCCAATTTCCTCTGTTGGCGAGGTCTGCTTCGGAATGATGCGGTCAATATCCGGGAATCGTCCGCCAATCTCTTCGCAGATACCAGTGCCAACCATCACACCAGCTTCATCATGATACGTTGCAATTTTCGCTTTGGTATCAATGATGGCGTACTCATAGCGTTTTGTCGGTGACTTGCCAATCTTGATAATCAAATTTTCAGCCAGCTCATTGTCATGGGTGCCGCCAATAAATGCACGATGACCGTCAGTTGATGCAATGCGACCATCAGGCATAAAGCAGATGCCGTTCAGGTAGTAACGCACATCATTGCGCGCCTGAAATATTAATGCTGATTCAAGTAATAATTTGCTGATTTTTAGTTTCATCACTTCACCTTAATCATATGCTGTTTTACAACCTTCAGGCATTCTTCAAAAATGCCTCCCTTCTTTGCGCTCTGGTTGCGCTTGTAATACTGAATTGCCGCATCAATTGCCCTCTGGTCAATGTCAGGCAGCTTGGCGCGGAGTTGTTTTTCGATGAATTTTTCAGGGGTCATCACATCTCCTCCGCGCCACTCATGAACTCAATGAATTCCTTAGTGCATGACAGACAAAGCCACTTGCATTCCTGAATATTAATTCCTCCGCAGCCCTGACCAATACTGCCTTTGTAGGAGACGGTAAGTTCTCCGCACTCACCATTGATGTACTCATCGGGATTTTTGGTCTCATATCCGCACCTGTCACATTTGTGGATTGTTATAGTTATTTTTGCCATCACATCTTCTCCATCTTCTCAAATTTCTTTAGGCATTGTTTGCATATTGCATCAGGCTTCCATGCCGATATGTCTTCTCTTCCTCCGCCAAACATCCATTTCCCACATTCACTGATAATTTTCCCATCGCGGAAATAGTGAACTTTCTTAGCCAGTAGCGGGTCGCCCCATCCTGCAATTAACTTGTCATCACGCTCATTCATCACATCTTCTCCAGAATTGCCATAACCTCGTGAATATCGGCAACAGGAATCTGAATGAATTCCTCATCCTCTGCCACTACATGACCAGCAGGAAGAATTACGTGGTCTGCTGGTTTTAGTAACTCAATCAGGCGGTCAACTGGCTTAACCTTTTTCGACTTAAGCACCTTTGCCGTGACTTTATCTTTGCCTTGCGCTTTGGCTTCTTCGACCGCTTCGTTGATAACTTTAACCGCATCGTCACCATGCTCACGCGTTACCGCAACGGCGTTTGCATAGCTGATTTGCCCGGCATTGATTCGCGCTTTTACTTCTGCTGGCACATCACCAAGCGACAGGTGCATCTGCACGTCAGACACTGAACGGCCTACCTTCTTGGCAATTTCTTCATTCGTCCAGCCAAAGCCTTTCAGTCGTGTGTAAGCCTTTGCGCGCTCAAACGGGTCGAGCTGCTTGCCCTGACTTGATGACACCATGAACGCGATTTTATCCGCCTCATCGCCAGTAAAGTCCTTGCACTCAATGCGAACGATTGGTGCGCCACGCTCAATGGCTCGAAGTGCGCCGAGATAGCGATGCTGACCATCAAGAATGCGGATTCCTTTATCGTCAGGAATAACTGTTAATGCTGGTAATGGCTGACCTGATTCCCAGCACTGCGCGAAATATTCCACATGTTGCTCATCTGCTTCACGGATGTTGTATCCCGGCTCCAGATAGATTTGCTCCACTGGCACGAGATAGGTTTTGTTAACAGCGATGCCGTTTCGCGTTTCTTTGTCTGAATAGATTTTGCTTAGTGTTTTCATCTCACTCACCACTTTCTTCTAATAAAAGTTCATAGTTTGCAATGTATGCATTAGCCAGATGATATATTTGCTCTGCTGCGCAACGCTCTGGCGAGCTAAAGTCATCAATAGAACCAGCATTGCTGAGTGCATCAACACAATTTCGGAAATCATCCATAGTATTGCGGAACATACAGTAGTACATGTTTGCCATGATTACTCCTCATCACCCTGAAAAATGCCACCAAACTCTTCAACGAGTTCATCAATACACTGGTCCGCCTCAGCGCAATTACCAGCGGCACTAAGCAGAATATCAACAGCCTCATCATCAGGAATGTTGATTGCTGAGAAGAACTCAACAATGCACATTTTCACAACCTGATATTCACCTTCTGTCTGGCAAGAAGCAAAACTGCAAGCGACTGCATCAATCAGCTTGGCTTTGTCGTCACTTGGGTTATCAATATCAAACATTTCATCACCTCTAACATTTATTGTTGTTTCTACGTCACTAACTATAAACGCCACTTCAATCTACGTCAACAGTAATATGCTAAAATCATGCTAATCAAACAACAGGAGATTCAAACATGGGTTCAACAAACGGTCCGTCTCGTTCACGCGCCACTGGCAATACTAAAACTGGCGGCAAAACTGGCGCAGTGAAGCCAAACGGCTCTACCCGCTCACCATCACGCGGTAAGAAATAATGTTCGGCGCAGATATTGCCATCATGATCATGTATGTGCTCGGCTTTTCCTGCACAGGCATGATTGCGTTTCTGGTGTTCATTCCGGCAATGGTGATGTCTGTGTATCTTGGATGGGTGCTTGTTGATTCATTTCCCGCCGAATATCTGTATTACCTTGCGCAGTCTATGGTCTGGCTGTTCCCAGCTATAGCCTTGCGCAAAAGTACAAAGATGGCGCTCTGCGTGCTGACGATGAGCCTTTACGAATGGCTTGTGGCTGTCGAGTCATTCGTATGGGAATTTATCACGCCTGTAGAAACGCCGCTTCATGCGCAGTACGCATTTATTATTATTGGCATCCATCTGTTCATCCTTTCCATCACTTTTAAATGGGGCGGCGAAATTGGATATTATTCTTGGCGTGGTCGCCATCGTTTTTTCGCTGATTCAAATCTATAAGTGCTGGAAACATATCATCAGCGAGACTCGCAATGAACGGAACACTAAGACAAGTCGCAGAGCAGATCATAAGCGGGACGACAGGTCAGGTGATTGACAAAGCTGGCTATGCTTCCATTGGCACTGGTATCGGCCTTAAGGTTGCAGAACAAACACCTGTCACGCAATCGTATTTTGAAGCAATGATTCCACACTCATTAACAGAGTGGGCGGCAGTGGCATCAATACTTGGTGCACTGTCTCTGGTAATAAAAAACCTCTTTGAAATGTGGTGGAAGGTACGGGAGTCGAAGAAAAATGGCAGCACCAACACCTGAAGAATTAGTAAGCCAGATGGCATCCCGCGGAATGACTATCACCACAACGGATGCGTCAGGTATTCTGTGCCTTGTGGCATCAATCAGTGAATGCCTTGAGCTGAATTATCCCAATGATGAATGCCGACAAAATGCGATCATGCTGTGGGCTTCAATCCTGATTGGGGCTAATACCGCAGGCCGCTATGTCACCAGTCAGAGTGCACCATCCGGAGCATCGCAATCATTTGCTTATGGCAGCAAGCCGTGGGTGGCTCTTTATAACCAGATGAAATTACTGGACAGCGCGGGTTGCACTGGCGATTTAGTGGAAGACCCTGATGGCGGTAGTAAGCCATGGTTTGTGGTTGTTAGTGGGAGTAGATGCAAATGACTTCACTTGCTCGGTTTTCTTACACGCAACCATGCACCATCTGGCACAAAAGCGGCACGGACAAGTATGGAAAGCCGACTTTTGATGCGCCAGTGGGCATCATGTGTGACTATGGCTTTAACGATGATGTATCGACTGATGCGAAAGGTAATGAGATTGTACAGAAGAACACTTTCTGGACAGAATACACTAGCGCTAAGGTAGGTGATTACATCATGATTGGCACGGTAACAGATGCTGACCCGCTGGCGGCTGGCGCAAATCAGATTCTGAATGTGATTAATTATGGCAATACGTTCAATCGCGCTGAGCCTCCTGACTTTGCACTGGTGACATAATGCCAGCGAAATTAAGAGGCGTCAGGCAGGCCGTAGAAAGAACATCGCAGATTGTGGATGAGATAATCGCCACGAAAGCTGTGCGCGCTATGAAGTCAGCGACATACATCATCCGCACAGAATCAGCCACGTTAACGCCGATTGATACATCGACGCTGATTAACAGCCAGTTTGATACCGTGGAAGTTAACGGAACGCGAATCACTGGTAGGGTTGGCTACTCTGCGAAATATGCCATTTACGTCCACAATGCCAGCGGTAAACTTGCAGGGAAACCGCGCAGCAACGGCAATGGTACATACTGGTCGCCGGGCGGTGAACCGCAATTTTTAACCAAAGGTGCGCGGCGCACAAAAGACCTTGTTGATAGCGCAATTAAGAAGGAGATGACACTGTGAATATGCTTGAACTGGTTGATGCATATCTTCAGGATGCCGGATTATACGATGGCTGGACTTCGCAGTTGCAGTTCTGGAATGACACCGGAGACGGCAATGAGCAATTTATTGTCCTGCAATCCAACGGCGGCACACAGGTGATGGATGGCCTCGGCGGTGACTTCTATTTCTCGCTGTATATTGTCGGCAAACAAGGACAATACAACGTTCAGGATGTTGATGCGAAAGCCAATGAAATTATCGAATACATCAAGACGCATCCGATTGATTCATGCGTGAACTACATCCAGTTGCAGGCTCCGCTCGGACGACCAATGTTGACGGAAGAGAAGCGCCCTGTGCATGAGTTGCTTTTGCGGGTTGTGAAATAAATAAAGCCGCACGAAGCGGCCTTATTACTGGTTTAAGCATTGCCAGCGTGCTTTCTTAACATCCAGCCCCGTACCCATACATACCCCTACATATGATTGCGATAATGCTGGATGTTAAGTGTTGTGGCTCTGGTGCCTCCAGATTGCTGGTCGGTAAATCCAGCAGGCAATCGCAAAACCAAATGGAGTGTATCTTTACCTTGCCGCGTGCGCATAGCCGCATTACCACAACGGAAAGAGCACTGAGACAAACGTCTTTGTCGCCTGCGCAAAGGGTTCGAGTTCCACTGATATGCGCCAATGCCCTCACCTGTTGTGCGCCCATTATTAATCACACCGGGCCAGTGCGCCGAATTTGTTTACAAGGAATCGGAAGACCTTGCTGATTTACAGGTTATTACGCCGCCATCAGAACAACATCATCGTTTGCATTTATCTTTGTGGTCAGTTTCTAAAAACCCGCAAAGTCGCTCACGAAAACTATCTGAAATACAATCTACACCACAAAATAATACCTGTCAACACCTGTGATATAATCACCACGTTAGCAGCTAACACAATTCGGAGATCGAAATGGCTATTTGTGCAAATGATAAAGGAGTTCTGGTCGGTCGCATGACCAGACTGTTCCTTGCTGAAGGGTGCGGTGACGCAGTTCCGGAGGCAGGAGACTGGAAGTATTTAGGTTCAACCACCAGTAAAGGAGTTGACTACTCGCCGCAGACCACTACGTCGGAAGCGGATACCGCTGGCGGCTTTGTTTCCACTCTCGTTACCAGCTCTGATATGACCATCAGCGCAGAGGTGGAAATCCGCAAGAATGACCCGAGCGATGAGTTTGGATTCCATCGTCTTGTTGAGATTTACGCCACTGAACTGAAAGCGCGTCGCCAGCCCTCTCTGTGGGTGCGTCAGGTTACTGGTGCAACTATCGTTACCGCGTACTGCAACATTACCAGCATCAGCTACGAAGGTGGCACGAACGACATCGTCACTGGCAGCCTTGAGTTCAAGGTTTACGATTCTGACAGCGTTACCGTCGAAAGCCTTGAACCTCTGGCATTCACTACCGACCTGCAATCAACTGGTAGCACTGGCAGCCCGTTAACTGTTGCTGTTGAAGGTGGCGTTGCTCCTTACACTTATGTATGGCGCAAAGATGGTGTGGTTGTTGGTAGTGAGTCTGGCGCTTCACTGGCAAGCCCAACCGCTGGCGTGTATACAGTTACCGTTACCGACTCATCTACTGACCCTGAAATTATTATCAGTACGGCCTGCACAGTATCCTGATAAAGAAAAAGCCCCGAAAGGGGCTTTGTTTATTCTTGTGGAGGTCCCGGTAGCGGCATCCAGTGGTCGAAGGTGGTCTGTGCTAATTCATCATATTCGTTGTACCAGTCACTCCATGACTCCCCATCCCAACAAAAAACATTTTTCTGCACTACCTCATTCACGCATACCAAAACAGCGACGTTCGTAGGAGGCATCATCTCACTACACTTAATCCACTGGCTCATAATCCTTCCTCATTCATCTTCAGGAAAACAATCATGGCGGCGCGTAGTGGGTTTCTGTCTTCAGTGGTGAACTTTGAAGCCACGCCAAATGCCGTTGGCCAAGCCTGTGGGATGGTGTATTGATATGGCACGACTGCGATATGGTTTTCAACAATAATAGGCCATGCATCAGCTGGGTTGCTGCAGTAGTCTTTTGCCTTAAATGAATTCAATCCTGAAATTTGCATAATCTCTGCGTGCACACGGCAGTTAATTTCAAAATCACTCATCTCTTCATAATTTTTCATATCACCTTATCCTCATCAAAAATCACACCAATCACACGAAGCAAGTCTTTCGCCATGCGCTCAGCCTCTTCGTAATCGTAACCTGCATCAACATACAGCTCTGTGTAGAAAATCAGGTCTGATTTTGTTTGTTCGTTCATTTCTTGTCGCCACTGTTAACTAATGCCCAAACAAGTGCTGCAACCCAACCAATAAAGCTCCATCCGACAAGAATATTCAGCACACAGATTGCGGTAGTATTTGTATGCTTTCTTTGCAATGCCACAAATGATGGGAGAAGATAAGCAAATATCACCAATCCAGCGAAAAACAACAAAATAACAACGTCCATAGCTAACCTCAACTGTTAATAACTTGTTTATATTACATGCCATTCTTTTCGCACAAAGCAACAGATACATCACGCAATTGCTCTTTGGTCATATCATTGCGTGCATAAACCATTTCTACGATAGCAAGGCCGATTATTTCTGCTGATTCGTTGTTTTTTGTGGAACCCTTAACTACCACCTCGGCAAGATTCTTGCTGATACCGTTATCTCGAGCATCGGCAGTGTTCATGGCGACTTCTCCGATGCTTTTACAAACCTCAGAGGTTGCACTCACCGCAAAGGAGGAAGCAAACAGCACTGATGCAATCAACATTTTAATTTTCATAACTCACCTCATTTATTCATCACTCGTTTCGATGACTTTAATCTACATCACCACCTCACAGGTGTCAACACCACCGAGATGATATAATCAACATCAGTCAAATTCAGGATGCAAAACATGAGCAATCGCACGCCACTAACAGAAATCGGAGAGATGCGCATCTCGCTTTCTGACAGGAGTTTTTTCTTTAAGCCATCATTCCGCGCCATGAATGAAATCGGCACACCAAAAGAAATCGTAGAGGTGTACGCAAGACTCAATGGCATTGATTATGTTGCGCCATTGCAGCACGTCGAATACCTGCCATTTGGCGCTCAGATGCAGGTTATGAAGACCATTAGCAAGCCTGTGTATGGTCGACACGTGCTGAGTGCCGCCTATATCGTCATGCAGTCATGCTGTGAAGATGATATTTCTGTGCTGATTGGTGGATGGAAGCCAACGCCGCGCGGCGTGCGATACGTTCCCGGCATCATGCCAGTGAGCGACATTATTATTATTGCGCGCAACCTGATGCAGCATGGCATCATCGGCAAATCACCACTCAAAGTTCCTGAACGTCTGGAAGAGCAGGGCAAGAAAACCACAAACGAATTTCATGCGTCACAGTACATTATCTCAGCGCGCACGCATTTCGACATGACGCGTGATGAGGCTGAAAACCTGTCCATGACAGAGTTTCAGATGATGATCAAGAATAAATATCCGGAGCCGAAGGGGCTGACAAAAGAAGAGCGCGCGGCAGAGTACGATCAGGCTAAGGCAGACCGTGAGCGCATGAAGGCACTGGCTGAACGCAAAGCGAAAAAAGCGAGGAATATATAATGGCTGAAGAAGTCGGCGGAATTGTTTATGAAGTCGGGATGGATGTATCCGGGCTTAAAGCTGGCGCAAGCTCAGCGGAATCAGAATTATCAAAATTTGACTCCGCTGTAAGTGGCTCCACGAAGAATTTAAATAAACTTGACGGGCAAGCGGATTCGACTGGGAAGGAGTTTTCCTCTCTGATCTCCGTAGTTAAAAGCATTGATGCCACACTGAGTAAAATGGCTACCTCAAGCGATGGTGCATCAAGCGCAGTCAAAGCCACTTCGCAATCTGCTGAGTCAGCAAATCAGGTTATTGATGCATTAAATCAGCAACTGGCAATGATGCAGCAACAACAGCAACAAGCTGCTGTATCAACCGGAAGGCTGGAAACATCAATTAACGCCGTAACAACCGCAATTCGCGAACTTGGAACGTCAACTGGTGGTGCTGGAGCAAGTATATCTGGCACAGAAAGACTGATTGAAAGCCTCGGAAATCAGGTCGCTATTCTTGAAGAACAAATGGAGAACGGAGCGAGGAGTGCGGCAATTCTTGCGGCACAACTACGTGCTGGTGATGGTGCCACGGATGCACAAAAGGCTAAGATTGCTGAACTGACTGGTCGCCTGTATGACATGAAGAATGGCACAGAGTCGGCTGGCAAATCCACAAATGGATTCAGGAATGCGCTACAACAGGGAGGCTATCAGGTTCAGGACTTTATTGTTCAGGTTCAGGGTGGTCAGTCTGCTCTTGTTGCATTCAGTCAGCAGGGTTCTCAACTCGCCTCTGTATTCAGTCCGGTAGCTGGCGCAGTATTGACAATAGCGACAGTTATTGCTGGTTCTCTGTTGGCATCGCTGAGCAATGGAAAGAATGCCATTGATGCAATGAAGGATGCCATTTCTGCAATGGATCAGGTTATCAGTGTTTCCAGTAATGGCGTGGCAGCATACTCAGATAAGTTTGCAGCACTAGCAAAAGCCAACACAACTGTTGCAACGCTGATGCGCCAGCAGGCGCAACTTGAACTATCCGCTGCACTATCTAAAGCATCAAAGGAAGTATCAAAAGCATCCGGTGAGTTCGTCACCTTTGGTGACAGACTTTTCGCATCTTTTGCTGGTGCAAACGTCAGCGTTAAATCATTCAACGATTACCTCTCAATGCTGAATATCACCACCAATGATTTTAGCGAGGCAATGAAGCAGGCTGCATCTGCCGGACTTGCCGGGCAATCTACGATGAATAACATGATTGCTACGGTTGGCGCTCTGGCAAGTCGCTTTGACCTGACAGACCAGCAGGCATTTGAGTTTGCCAAGCAGCTTTCAGAGATTGCGAAAAATCCGAGCAATGAAAAACTTAATGAGTTAATTGTTACTCTGCAAAAGGTAGGTGAAGGCCAGTCATCTGGCGCTCAAAAAGCCAGAGAGTATGCCGCTCGTTTGCTGGAAATTGCAACCACAACAACTGACGCAACAATGCGTCTGAAAGCCCTTAAGGAAATGACAGATAACCTGACATCAAGTCAGGACAGGGCATTGCAAACTGCTCGCCAGACATTATTTATTGAGAAGCAAACTGGCGATGAAAAACTAAAAGCTCAGGCGTGGCGTGATGCGGAGGCGCAGGGGTTAAAGCAGAACACTGCCGCTTTCCGCGAATACTACAATGTGCGCCTTGAAACCTACCGCCAACAGGAAAGGAATGCGCAGGCAGCAAAAGATGAGCGCAATGCAAATAACCAGCTTAAGACAGAGTTAAAGCAACAAGAAACAATCCAGCAAAAATTAAATAAACTTCGCGATGAGGCTTTGCTCGCTGGTCAGGCAGAATCAACAAAAGAACTCTCCCGTGAACAAGCTATTCTTAATGCTCAGCAGTCGCTTGGCAAGGCGGCTACTCAGGAGCAGATAAAGCTGGCTGGAGAATACGCCGCTAAGATTTGGGACCAGAAGAATGCGTTGAAGGAGCAGGCAGCAGCGGAGAAGGAAAGGCAGCGTGTAGAAAAATCATATCAGGGACTACGCGCCATTGCGTCGCCAACATCTGGCATTGATAGCGAATACCAGCAGCGTATGGCTGACCTTGATGCTTATGCTGCTGCGTACCCGCAGAAAATTACGGAGATTGAACAGACTCGCGCATCGATTGAAGCACAATACCGCCAGCAGAGAATGGATGCTATGTGGGATGAATGGCAGCAGCAAAGCCTCGGGGCGCAACTGTTCGGCACAGCACTGGATTCTGCGATGAGCACAGCATCAAACAGTATTACCGGATTACTGACAGGCACAATGAGCGTTCAGGATGCCATGCGTAGTCTCGGCTCTACGGTGCTTAACTCACTGGTAAACAGCTTCGTCGAGATGGGCGTGCAGTGGGTGAAATCTGCGGTAATGGGGCAGACAGCACAGGTTGCAGCGACTGCTACCACAACGGCGGCGCAAACAGCGGGATTGGCAACTACCACAGCAGCCTCCACTGCGGCGGCAGCCACCACCACGGCGGCATGGACCCCCGCTGCAATCGTTGCGTCAATCGGTTCATTTGGTGGGGCGGCTGCAATTGGTGTAGGTGCTGTCCTTGGGGCGCTGGCGATGGGTATTGCTGGTAAGCGCAAGAATGGCGGTCCTGTTAGCGCTGGAAGTATGTATGAAGTGGGTGAAAATGGCTTACCTGAGATATTCCAGGCATCCAACGGTCGCCAGTACATGATTCCAGGAAATGATGGGTCCGTTATTAGCAACAAAGACCTTACCGGAGGTGATGGAGGAGTTGTGGTTTATAATAACGTTATCAACAACAGCTCTGCTCAGGTTAGTAGCAGCGCCAGAGATAACGGTGATGGCAGCGTGACAATTGAGACTATAGTTAGTGACATCGAGAACAACGGCCCTATAGGGCAAAGCATTAGCCGCAACTACTCAGCAAACCGGAGAGCAACAGAATAATGACTATCGTCAAATATCCAGACTGGCTGCCGCTAGCACAGCGCGCCAGTAAAAACATGACACAGCAAACTCCGTTCCGCAGTGACCAGCCTGCGGTTGGAACGCCGATTTTCCAGAAGCTGACAACTGACATTGCGGCGACATGGAGCCTCACGTGGGTTTTTACACTGGCTCAGGAGCGTGCATTCATCCAGTGGTTACGCAGTCCGAGTTACCTCAACAAATGTAATAACTGGTTCACCATGATGATTGACCTCGGTGGCAGCGGATTGCAGGAGCAGACGCTGCATTTTACCGATTATCCTGTGCAGACCAGCATTGATGGTGGCGTTGTTACATGGACCGGCAATGTCATCGCCAAAAAACTTAATAACACTATGGATGAGTTTGATGATGTTCTGGTTGAACTTGATTACAGATGGTTTGGATGGTTGGATGACGTCGTTAACCGTGACCTTCCGGAGTACCCATAATGCCATCGTTACGCGATTACAAAGCAAAGCGCCCTAACTGGGTGTTGTTCGACACGATAACTTTTTACCACTCCTCATTTGGTTACGTTCGACTTGTGGCTAACGTGCTGGATGAAATGGTGCTTGGCGGTGAGACTTATCTGCCAGTGCGAATGGACATCACTCAGTCCCAGCAGTCGAACACGCCAGCCATTAACGCAACCGTCAAGTTTGCCCGTCTGGCTAATGACTTCAAGCAATACCTTAAGTTGTGGACTGGTTCCGGTCGCATTGAGCCAATAAGCGCCCTGTATCAGCGATTTGAAGAAACTGATACAAACACACCACTGAAGCCATATCGCCTGTATGTCAGCGACGTGGCAATGGATGGCTCTGACGTTACCGTAACGCTATCAATCAAAAACCCAATCAAGGGAAACGTGGCAAAACTTTATGACATCGCTCAATTCCCCGGGCTGCGTAATGTCTGATGAAGAATTTGCGCAGTTAATGTTTGGCAAGCCGTACAAAGACAGATGTTGCCATGTTGACGCCGTAGATTGCTGGGGACTGGTGGTGCTTTATTACCGCCTGTGCCGTGGTATCAATATTCATCATGACGACAGCTACGATAATGGCGGCGCTTTTGTTACCTGTTTCGATAGCGAAGTGACGTTCTGGCAGGATACGCAATCACCAGTAACTGGCGATGTTGTCGTGGCATATCGCGGCAATATTCCTGTGCACATCGCCATGATATGGGGCCGTGATAGAATACTACATGCGCGAGAGAAAACGGCTGTCAGGTTTGACAGACTGCGAACACTCGAAAAAATATCAACAAAGTTAAGGTTTCTTACCTATGCCAGTAATTCATGTTCAGAAGCTACCGGGAACGCCGAAAGAGACGGGAATTGTTCCGGTTGGGACAAACCTGTGGAAGTGGCTGAGTAAATCAAATCTCCCGGCAAACATTTCTATTTCCGTAAACGGACGAATGCTTGGTGAAGATGATGAGCTTTCTTTTTGCCTGCGCGATGAAGATGTTGTCAACGTTTATTGCCAGCCTTCCGGCGCAATCGGCGACCTAATCGGCGCGATACTGAAGCCAGTAACAAAGATTTTCTCATTCCTTACGCCAAAGGTATCGACACCAAAAACCGATACCAGTTCAAAAACATCACCGAACACCAGCCTGAAAGCGCAAACCAACATAGCTCGCAACGGCGAGGCGCGCCCTGATAACTTTGGACAAATTCGCGCGTTTCCTGACTTGCTTCAGGAATCATTATTTGAATACATCAACAACATTAAATATGTTACCGAGTTCATGAATTTTGGCCTCGGAAAGTATGATGTATCATCGGTGCGTTACTCGGAATCAAACCTCGGCTCACTGGCTGGCGCGAGTTACACCATTTATCAGCCGGGAGAGGTTATTCCGGTTGTGTATGAACCTTACGCATTTGATGATGTTGACGGTCAGGAACTATACGGGCCAAACGAACTGGATACCGACCCGCCACCAGTGGTTATTGAAACCGCAACAACAACCACGGTGACTGAGACTGAATTTGCTGGCGGTCAGATCGCCGTTAAGATACCGAAAAACTCAGCATTCGATTACTTCGTTGACCTTACCATGCCTCATGATGTGGTGTTCAAACTTAATATCACCTACGCGCAGGGGGGTGGTGCATCTGTCACCGAAAACGTCACGCTATCAGGCCGACTTGTATCTGCAACAGAAACTGATGATGGCGGATTGCCACCAGTAAACTACTGGTACACATTTATTATTAACAGCATCAACTACTCTGGCGCGCCAATATCATCACTGAATGGCGTGACGATTAATAACACCTATTTCAATCTGACAGATAACCAGCCGATTGTTTCCGGTCCGTACTTTTCACCGATTGATGGTGATCAGCTCTGGGTGCATCTGCAACATCAGACCAATGACGGCAATGATTTCAGCGTATTCATTGAGTGGTGGAAGATTGACGACGATAACGTTCAGATTCCCGGCACATATCAGTCGATGAACTATTATCAGGACGTGGACAGAAACGACACGTTCTACTACACGATCAAGTTAACACCATCGGCAGGCACCGGTCGCTATGCGATTCAGATGCGACGGACAAACAACAGTTCCGACACGTCAATCCTTCAGCTTGAGGAAATTCACTCAATCGTCACGCGAACCAATGTTTCGTATCCAGATGACACAGTGGTTAAAGTTGTTGTACGTGCAACAGAAAACGCAACAGGCAGCCGTGACAGGAAATATAATGCATTAATCACGCGCCATACCATCGGATACAACCGTGATACCGGAACTGTGCGATACACGCTTGCGCCATCACGCAGCTTTGCTGATGCTGTTCTGCATAACTGGCTGATTACCGCTGGTAATCCAGAAAACACGATCGACATCGTGAGGCTGTATGAAATTGCTGACAGCCTGCCCGATGAGCGCTTGGGTTATTTCGATTACACGTTTGACGATGAGGATAAGAGCATAGGCGAGCGCCTGCAAACAATCTGTGATGCGGCGCGTGTAACTGCATTCTGGGATGATGGCGTGATGAGTTTCTCTCGTGATGAAAAACGAGAATATCCAGCTACTGTATTCAATACCAGAAACACGCAGAGCGACGGTTATAAGCTGAGTTATGATATTAGTCTTCCCGGAACCTACGATGGTGTTAACGTAGAATATCGTGACCCAACAACGAATAAGCAAGCCAACGTTTACTATCGAATTACCGACAGCGGCATCGTAGAAGGTGAACCAACGAAAGCGAAGAAATTCGACATGCTTTATGTTCGCAATCGCTATCAGGCTGTTGATCGTGCAATTCTTGAATGCCGCCGCCTGATTTATTCTCGTCGCAGCATGGAGATTAAGGCGCTTGCGGATGGTGAGTGGGTTAGCGTTGGTGACATGTTAAGTGTCGTTGATATGTACGATGACGTTCAGCAGACTGGCGTTATCGAAGCGCGTAACGGAAACGTATTCACAACCAGTGAACAGTTAACCGCTGATGACAATCTCTACGTTGTGATTACCAGCGCTGACGGCAGCGTGTCAGACAGATTGTCAGCAACAGTAACCGGATTGCATACATTCACCTGCAACCTTACGTCTGATTTTCAACTAAATATCTGGGACGGAACAAGCGTGCAATCTGAATCTCGTTACGTGCTGAGCACAGAGAAAGAACTGGACACCACTTTGTGGGTTGTCAGCCAGAAGAATCCGGGAAGTGACGGTACAACGACGCTGACGATGAGTGAATATAGCCACGACATGTACGAATATGTCATATCGTCATCGTGATACAATATACATCAAATTCACAAAGGAGCATTTATTATAATGGCTACCACACCAACTAATAAACCAATTCCGTCAGAAGACCCGCGCGACCTCAAGTTTAACGCCGGGAAGATTGATGAGGTAGTGACATCTGATGCGCATTACTATACAGATCGCTTTGGCGTGCGCAGATTTACTATCGAAGGATTTCAGCACACCGCAGAAGAGGCTATACGCAACTATGGCTATATTACGATGTACAGCTTTGAAGATGGTGCGACACTGACGCTTCCTAATCAGGTGCTGCGCTATGAGGCTACTGGCGAATATTATCGTTTTGATGGCGACCTACCAAAAACAGTGCCAGCGGGTTCAACTCCTGAAACTTCTGGTGGAATTGGTTTAGGTAAGTGGATTAGCGTTGGTGATGCTTCACTGAGGTCCGAATTAAATGGTCAGAACGGTATAAGGATAATTTCTGGTTCTGAAATTATTGTCGATAAATTTAGCGACGCTCTGCTTCTTTCTGGAGTGAAATCAAAGGTTGTTAGAACGCTATCGCACCATGATGGTAATCATGGTGGTGCGTCATATAAAAGAACAGGAAACACAGGAACACCATCAACAGGTTCTGTAGAGTTATTTTATGACGCAGAAGGTAATGAGTGGTCGCTTTCAGTTGATTACATTGATTACTATATGTTTGGTGCTGAACTTAATGGTACTACCGATGATACACTATCGATAGTTGCAGCGCATACTTACGCAAACACCAATAAAATTCCTATTGTGCAGAATGGTGGTAACGCTTTCGTCACCCCAAACGACTCCTCCAGGCAGATTGCATTTAACACTGATGCCACATTTACCGGTGGGTTTAAGTTCATCTCAAACTCAATCACTGGCCGGGGTTTTGTCGTACGTTCTATCGCCGATGAGGTAACTCTCTCACAGAGTGACGTTGTTATTTCTGAATTCGTAGCAACACGGATGAAGATTCCAAGTCTGTCCGGTTACGAAAACTGTTACGCAGCTATTCAGTCTACGGAAACCGACCTAAATCGTAAACGTGACACCGGCCCGGCATTGCAACTTAAACGTCAACCGGTAGTAATTGGCAAGGATGGAACTCTTGATGCACCACTGTGGGCGACTTTCAACTCAATATCTGCGATTAAAATTCAAAGTATCCTTCTACCAACCATAACCATTGATGGTTTCCGGTTACGGTCTGAGGGTACGTTAACCAATGCCAACCCCTTCGGCGTTCAAAGGAACAACGTTGTCATAAAAAATTTCTACTATGAGAAAGGCACGACATCGGCAACAATACCGGTTCAATCCCTACTCAGTGTAGAATTCTGCTATAACGTAACCATAGATGGCATCTCATGCGACCCGTTGAGTGTCGGTATCGTTGATTACAACTACGTTATAAACACATGGACAAGTTCTAAAATTTCCATCAGAAATATGACATCTTTTGATGGCTGGGCGCAGCTTGACGGCAACTATTGCCGAAATGTTTCTATTAGTGATTCTGTAATCGACCGTGTCGGCTCTCACTTTAGGTGCTACGACTACACTTTCAAAAACCTCACAGCACGAAGGGGGCGCTGCATCGCTGTTTCCGGAGGAGGATTACTCCATGTGGAAAACATCAAGGTTTATGCGGAATCATCCACGGTATCCGATGAACAGTACACTGTTGTAACCATTCGAGGTGACTACGGTGCTGAGTGGGACGGCGCTGTCGTAGTTAAGAATGTTATTTTCGACTTCAGTAACTTCTACTCATCGTCTACTGGCATAACGGCATCTATAGTGTCGGCGTTTATCGATTCCACCGTGGGTGCACACGATTTTATGCGTACAGTCGTTATGCCCAAGAGCATATCTATTAAAGATTGCACTTTCATCATAAACACCATGCCTGGAAGTTATCTTCGTGCATTAGGGGTTGGTTGTACTTCTGCAATAGTCTCTAGTGTTATTTACCCAAGTAATATAGATGTAGAAAACATAACGTGTGATAACAGTTCTGGTACAAATAAATTTAAGGTCCGCGGGGTGGAATGGAACACTTTACAGCGTTCTGAGATACGTCGACATGACGTGAACATCCGCGTTAAAGGTGTTGTAAATATAGACCCGGCGACCTACGGAGAGACCATACTTGATGACACTACCAGCACAAATACCATCCTTACTACCGGAACAAACACCAGAATCTATATGACTGTTCGTGATTGCCCGTGGCAGAGCTTACGCACGGAAGGTAACTATATCCGCACAAAAGTTTATGGTGGGAGCATTACTTACTTCACAGGCACGGCAGGTACATCAAACCGTATATCTTTTTATGGAACTGAGTTCAACGGAACAAGGTTTCGCGGTGCGATAAAGGTTACTATCCAGGACTGTATTTTCAACAATTATGTTGATTACACATCCGCATCTGTTCCCATAGGGAACGGACAGAGTGTTGATACCAACACGACTTTTATCATTGGGACTGCTACAGAGTTCGGAGCTACCATAACTGGCACTGCTGTTACGGCCTCAACAGCAAAAACGGGATACTCGCAATCTGGTTACTATCAATAAAACTAACCCCGCTCCGGCGGGGTTAGTTTTTATCATCAAAACGGAATGTCGTCATCGAAGTCCATTGGAGGCTCATTTCCTCCTTGTGGGCTTTGTTGTTTTGGTAGCTGTTGCTGTCGTTGCGGTTGTTGTCCTGATTGCTGGCGTGGTTGTTAAAAACCATCAAATATCAATGGCTCTGATGGTTTTTTATATTTTGGGTAATTCATTGCTCTCCAGTCGTTAAATGCCATCATTGCAGCTTCCCAACCAAGGCATACACACGCGAAGGAACCTAATTCTTTTGCCGCCTTTAGGTATGCCATTTGACCGGGCTGCCATTTTGATAAAGTATGATCCATTCTTTTCATCTCCATAACGAATGATTGCTTTCCGCTAATAATGATGTCTGACGCCCCGAAGTTTAGCGCGCCTTTTTTCTTCAGGTTTTCAACTTCATACCCTTTACGCTTTCCTTCATTTGGTACATGAATCATAACTCTTGCAAAGTCAGGGTATAGCTTCCTTATCTGATTAACAAAAGTCTCCAGTTCAGCGTCTTCTGACGGGCACTTTTTGTTTCTGTAATCTAAATTTCCATATACCTTAACGCCTTCTGGAAAAATCATAATACCCCCCAATACATGCCTTTAACGTTGAAATATTTACTACCCTTATCTCTTCTGAACATAATCACTGATGGCGCGACAGCCTCATCTCTTTTAGATATTGCATCATCAATTGACATGTTATGTTCACCAAAGCACTTCTCACAAAATTCTTCCCACTCCTTCTTCATCCATTCCTTCTCAGAGTTTGGATTGTAGAACTTGCTAACAAAAAATGGTTTCTGTTCAATAGCAAATTTTACGTGCACCAAATCTTCACCGCTTGAAACGTAATGCTTCATGATGTTCATCATGGTTACGCTTGATTGCTTGGTTGCATAAGGAGAAGAATCAAGCCTGTCAGCTTCTTCCTTTAGCTTTTGGTTGGGGTCAATAATTTCAGCTCCGCATGATGTGCAATTTCTTGCTGCTATATCATTTTCAAACCCACAATCGGGACACTCCTTTACCGACCATTTATAAGTACACCTATGCATTTCCCTTAGTGGTCCATGCATAACGTAGTTTTTACACCGCCTACCAAAATGAGCAGGCATAGGCTTGCTCCCAATCTTTTCACCTGACTTATCAAAAATATCAATCATTACTCTGTCACCCGCCAAATCCAGCCAGTAACCTTCCTTGTCAACTTCAAGATTTTCAGGATTTGGGCGCACACCAAATTCATTAATAAAGCCACAAAGAGGGCACTTGACATCCATTGGCACGGATGGTTTTTTCCTTGTTGCTTTTATTTCTGGAGTGAATAAGTCCCCAGTCTCAGAAAAGTGGCGCTGAATGTTGCCTGCGTAATCGCTGACAAGAAAATCTTCCTTGCCTTCATAAAGGCGCGTCCCTCTGCCAATTATTTGCTGGTAGAGCCTTGGTGATTCTGTGGCTCTCATTACTGCTATATGATCACAATGAGGAACATCCACCCCTACAGTAAGGATATTCTGGTTAACGATGTATTTAACTTTTTGTGCCTTGAAGTCTGATATTGCCTTATTGCGTTCCGTTGTCGGCATGTCACCAAAAACATAACTATAAGAACCGGGAGGAAGTGACTCCATTATCTCCATAGCGTGCTTCTTGGTGCTGGCAAAAATCATCGTTCCGCGCCGATTAACAGAGCGACGGATAATATCTTCAACAATACGTGATGTTTTCCTTCCTTTGCCAACCATCGCCTTTTCAACTGAAGCTGTCGTGTACCGACCTAACTTATCCTTTTCAAGACAAGACGTATCATACTCGTCAAAAACAGGCTCTGTTACTGGAGGAGTAAGGTATCCGTTTTCGATGAGAAATTTAGCTTCAAGCTCATAAACGACTTTGTCGTAATATGGGTCTATGGCTGTTTCTTCATCTGTAGGACCGTCGAGGTAATGCTCTTTGTAGATGTATCCAGTTCCAAGGCGGTAAGGCGTAGCGGTCATTCCAATAACGCGCAGTTTTGGATTGCGACGCTTCATCTCATTAATAATAAATTTAATGGTTGGCGTTATTCCATCACATTCATCAATAATGACAGCACCATACTTATCACCAAACATCTCTATTGAGTTCTTGATTGTAACTGGTGAACCAAACACCACAGGATGACGCAGGTTTTTGGGACCAGCTTTTGCACTGAACATGCTGGCTGGTTCTCCTGTAAGAAGATATTTAGCGCGATTTTGTGTGACGAGTTCCGCCGTGGGAGCAATGCACAAAACTCGCTTTTTGCTGATACCATAAATACGAGATGCAAGCTCTGCTACAACCATAGATTTTCCTGCACCTGTCGGGAGGATGATAACGCATGATGAGATAGTGCTGCGAATGTGTGCCATAGCCGCGTCAACTGCTTCCTGTTGGTATGGCCTTAGCGTGTATTTCATAAATCAAATCCTAATATAAATCGCAATGATTTAGATCTAAAATATCATCATCTATCTCAGTAACCTGAGACTCATTGAATAATGGAATACCATCTGGACTTCTAAAGCTTGATTTTTCACCTTTTATTACTGTAAAACCAAATTCTCTCCACGCGGAAAAACTCATGAACTTTTCATGTTTTTCTTTATTTTCTTTCATAATGTCCTCTCGAATAAAAAGGGCCACGAATGGCCCTGATTCAAATCTAAATTAAAACGGAACGTCGTCATCAAAGTCCATCGGTGGTTCATTAGATGACGCTGATTGCTTAGGAGCAGGTGTTGCTTTTGTTTGTTGACGACTAAAAACACCAGCCACATAGTTACCAGTTTTTTGCTTATCCTCAGACTCCCAAACTCGCAGAAGAAGAATCATTGGGCGATTTGCAAGCGCACTTGCAATAGCCAAATCAGTAGGCTCTTTTCCTGACGCCATCAGCTTACCTCCAGCATTTGCATCAATTGCTGCAAGCATAGTGATAGCATTATCCCGCTGTTTCTCTTTTGAGCTAAACACCTTCAGCTTCTGGAAGATGATTCGATTTTTATACTCACCTTCAAGGATTCGCCACTTAAGATTGAAGAATCGCTCACCTTCCCACTGATCATCTTTACATTCCTCAACAGCAGCCAGAACACGGCTGCCATCAGGAATTACCTCAAAACCACCACCCAATTCAAATTCAGATTTAGATTCAACAGCTTTACCGTCAGAAAGATTCCAGAAACCCATTTTTGTGTCCTCTCGATTTATTTGATGATCAGTTTTGGTTTGCCGTCGGTGATGGCACAACCCTTAATTTCAATCCCGGCTTTTATCGCATTTTTAATTGCTGCATTATCTGCCGACACTTTCACAACTCGGTACTGCTCAGGAAGCTGCTCAACAGGAACAAACACATCAAGAACTGGTGACGGCTTGCCAAGAGTGATACTGAACAACTTACCTTTGATATTTGTCTTTCCTGACGCCATCATGTTCTGACGAAGATAATCTTTAAGGTTATCAATCTTCGCAACTAAAACACGCTTACGTTCAGAAAGGCGATCAATCTCTGACTTAAGTCCAGCTTCATCAGCTTCAAGCTCACGAATGTAAGCAGCAACCATTTCTGCTTTTCCTTCAAACTCCTCTTCAATAAGATTGATGGTATCTTCAATCTGCTCCCGTGGAATATCCTCCATCGCCAGCAGTTCATTAAGCTGTTTGGTTATCTCATAGAGATGCATAATATTTAATCTCACTCAAAAGCGGGTTCTCACCCTTTTCAAAAGGAATTTCAGGCTCAAGGTTGTATCTGTTTTTTGCATTAACATATCCAACTCTACCATCGCCAGAGGTAATAAGAACTCGCTGACCAGTCTGAACAACCTTTCCAAACTTGGTCACCTGCCCTTTCTTATCAGTCTCAGTTCCTTTCACGAACTCCTCATTCCTGATGTAAATAACAGCATCGCTAAGATTCACATAGCCAGAAACAGAAGCATCATGCATATCAAGTGTGTAAACAGTGTATTCATCAGCATCAGGGCGATTTTTCATCTTTTTAACACCTGCGTGTGCAAGATAAATAATGCTCATTCCTTTTTCTTTGCGAAGATACTTACATGCATTTATTATTTCAGCGTGCATTTCAGAAACAACAATATATCCTTTGTTGTAACCACCGGCCGCAGAACCTACGTTGTCAACACCGTAATTTTCACAAACCTCATGCTCAAACATTGAATGTAGGCTTGTGATTGAGTCAATTACAAGCGTTTTGTAATTATGTTCCTCAGTAATTAATGCGCGTAGCTGTGACAGCAAATCATCCTTTGTGCTTGTTTTGCGTTTAGCATCAGCTCGCTTCAGTACAGGAAATGAATCAGGTTTCTTCTCATCATCCCAATCATCAAAAACACCAGTTATTTCTTCTGCCTGAATGAATACCGGATTTGGGAACAAAGCAGCAAGCGTTGTCTTGCCGACACCAGGTGTTCCAACCAATGTTATGATTGGTGCTGCTGGTTTTGGTTTTTGAATCATTGATAAGCTCATAGTGTCCTCTCGATTTAACTCAGCATTTCGCTGGTGTGAATTAAAGATACGTCAATGCGATGGTAAACGCAACACCTTGACGAAAATTTTTTTTGAGTTCATTATTGCTACATACAGATAGTAGAGGTAATCACATGAAAAGTATTGCAGAACAAATAAGGGAAATGGAACAGAAAAAGCTGTCAGAGCTGATTAATTATGTTGGCGGACAGTCTCAACTGGCAAGGTTCCTTGGCGTATCAAAACAGGCGGTCAATCAATGGGTATCAAGAGGAAGAATTAGTGCTACAGAGGCTATTCATGCTGAAATGCTAACTGGTGGTGCTTTCAGGAAAGAAGATTTAAGGCCAGCCGTTACAAAGTGGATAGTGAAATGATAAAGCCCGCGATTGCGGGCTTTTTTTTTAAATTCCTTTTGAGCTTAAACTATCTTTCTCACGCCTTCCGATATACTCTTTGCTTACATCATCATACAAAACACCAAACGCCTTGCAGAAATTAAATAGCGCGTCACCTGCGAATACTTCGCTCGGATGCCAGCTTCCTGATTTCATTGCAACATCCCTGTATGATGCTGTTAATATACCGACATTGTTTTTGTGTTTTATCCTGCAAAACAAAACGTCATCATCAATGCAGACTCCCATATTGCAACGGAACACGGGAAACTTCCAGTAGTAAACCTCCATCAGGTGTTTTCCTGTCATCAGGGAGATGGCGTTGTTATGTGCATGCTCAGGATTTTCTGATTCAAAGTAGTCATACAACCCTTTCATCACCAGAAACTTGTAGTTAATCATATTTCAACCTCATCATTTGTTAATTTGTAAATAACTACAGCATTGCTTGTTCTTTTTGCGCTTTCATCTTTCTCAATAACACCATCTTCAATAAGTTTCTCTATACATCTTTTCACATCTTCGCGTTTATATCCGCCTTCTTTTGCCACGCCTCTAACTATTGCAGTTTTAGTCATTCCACGCTTCACATATTCTTTAACCATTGAGAAAATACCTTCAATTCTTTCTTCCATGGCTTTAGACTTCGCTCCGGCTATACTATCAGCACGCATCATCAGGTCGCTTGTTGATTTGATTGTTAATGCTACTGCATATCGCAAGTGCTCCATGGTTATAACTCCGGTATCGCACGCAAGAATGCCAGCAATCTTTGCAACTTTAACAGCACATCTGTTTATCAAAGGGTGATAACCAGTCCCGTTCTCTACATGCTTTCTTGCAATAGTCTTAATCCATGAGAAAAACTCTTTAGCAAGCCGTGACACCTCTGGTGTGGCCTTTATAATTCGTCTTTCATTTTGACTGATGATTGAATCGGTCCAGTTTTTGTATCCGGCAGCTCCTCCATTTATTATTGTTTTTATGGTCATTTGCATATCCATCGGGAGATCGCAGTAATTAACATTTTCGTTTTCGTCAGCAATCTCCTGCAACTCCTGCATAATCATTGCACGACCCATAAGCCCTGACTTGATGTTCTCCTCAGTAATTAGGCGCTTGAACTGGTCATCAGTAGAAACACCGAAAATTGAGAAAAATGGATTTCTTATCGCTCCGTCAATTCGGTTTATGACTTCATCAAACTGACGCTTAATGTCAGCAGGGTCAGCTTGAATTTCGTTTTCTTCAATAGCCATCAACAACATAGCTTTTCTCTTTTCGAAAGCCTTAATGAACTCCTCTGTCACTCGTTGATCGCAATAAAGAACTTCAGATGTGTAAGCCTCCATGATGGCACCAGCGGTTGCCATGTTGTACTCGCTTACCTTCTGACCAACAACACTCCCAAGTTTTATACCAATCTCATCCATGATGAGATTAAACATCTGGTTAGCACAAAGACCTTCATATATTGCACGCTCAGAGCGTATCTTGCCTGCAACTGTCTTACTCAGCCCTGAACAATCAATTATCTTTTGTAACGCTGCAAGAACATCACCCTTACCAGAGCCCGAACCAGCGATACCAATGGCAAACAGATTTGGCAAAGCCTTCCTGTTTGTAAGATAAATATCAGATGACGCTCCGCAAATCATGGATGCAGCGTGCAACGCAGCGAGTGCCGAAATGTTTTCACGCTTCTCTGCACAGTTCTTATTAATCCATGCTGTAAGACGCCCAACAAATCCTGGTGGATAACGAACATCAACACTCTTGTACTCTATTGGGCATTCACCAACACCCATTGCCATTTCTCTCTCGAAAGACTCAAGCTTCTCAATTTCCTCTGGCGTAGCCTCAAAAGTTACTTGCCTTACCCATCCACCCTCTTGTGCGAGATAAACCAGCGTTGCTTCTGTTATCTTTTCGCTAACACCGTCCTTACCGAATGAGTGCCATTTAGCGTCCATTTCCTCAGCTCTGTACTTGCTGAACTGAGAAGACCAGTTATCCCAAAGATCAAAACCATTGCCATCGGTGGCTTCGTGGATAGCCATCCCAACATGAATCCACGGGTCATACTCGTCTCCATCTTTGATGTATTTGAGCATATCCTCCATTTCGGCAATGCTGTAATTTTTACTATCAAGCGTAAAAATCTCATCTTCCGTTCGTTCAGGCCTAAGCAAAAGCTCAATAAGTTCAGATGGCGCTTCCGTTATCTCTGAAGGAGAACCGTGCTCTGCTTCGTAAAAGTTTCCTGACTTATGGAAAGAACCGCAGCCAATAACGAAACCAGATGATTTAAAGTCAATACCTTTAAATCTCCTGTCGTGAGATCGCAGCTTCACATCAGCAGGAAGCTTGTAATAGATATGGCGACCACATCCACCAGTCTTAACCGTAAAACCAGCTTCGTCAGCAAGTTCAACATCTAACGTATCACAAAGCGCCTCGTATCCATCATTACCGCCATTTCTTGGGTCAATATCAACAACAAGGTACCCATTCACAAGAACGCCGAATGACTGTAACTTGCCATACTTAGCCATGCTTTCAATCTGCTCATCATCCCACTGGACACCAAGCTGCCAGTTACTCATAACCGGATGCTTTCCAGCAGCCTTACATTCCGGATTTCCACAGGTACAGTTGCGATCCTCATCCATCGGATGAATGTCGATAATAGGGAAGCCGCATTTACGGTAATCTTCATAACCAATCATCATTTAATTCTCCGAACAGATACTTCACCAAACCCCGCCTTTCTTGTTACAAAAACCCATGAGTTATCTTTCGCAACGCAACACAGACTTGCTCTGAATTTTTCAATACTGCTATTGGCGCGGAAATCATCAATAATAAAAAACCGCACATCACCAACAGACATCCCATTAACAAACTCATACGCCTCAGCCATCGCACTACCAAAACGATACATAACAACACCCTCTCCAGTAATCTAAATACAATATACCAACATTCCTATAATTAGGCAACATACTCAATACACACAAAACAAATGAACAGCGTTGACAAGAAAAAACAAAAGGTGTATCAATACAGGTATGTTGTGTAAGTGGTTGTTTTGAAAAGAAAAAGAATCCGATTTGCCAGCTATTTGCCAGCTATTTTCCAATGATAAGTTACTGATTTTTAACTATTTACCCTAATTTCCTATTTGACACGGCTCTAAACGATATTTGATGTCCGGGAATAAAATTTATAGACCACCCGTGGCAAATAGGGCAAATAGAAAATAGAAAAAAACAAAAGCAAAAACAGCAACTTAAAAACAAAAAAGTTTGGCAAATAGAAAGAAAATAGAAAGAAAATAGAAAACAGGAAACAAACCACAAGTAACCAGCTTAACTGCTGGTTTTCGTGTTTCTGTGAACTAAGTTATTAATATCTATAATAAATATAAAGAAGATCTTAATATACTTTATAGATGTAATAAACAAAGGTTACTATTAATAATATATGTAACTATATGCTTAAGCTAGCGTTCACTAACATCTATTAATATTTTTCTCCATGTGCATTGACGTAGAATCATTGTTGATGTAGATTAAAATCATCGGAACAAATGAGGAATCAAAGATGGAAATCAAAGACCGTGAAGAATTTGAAGATGCACAGGCTATGGCGCGAATTGCTATTGATCGCACAAACAACAGCATTCCAGCAGAAGCATTCTGGAACGCAGCAATGCAGGCTTTAATCTCAGCGTATGGGCTTAGCAAATGACAGGAGCAGCATTCGAACTTATCGCCAGCCTGGTTATTGTGGCGTTTATTATCATCGCAGTGGCAGTTTCTAAATCAGGATATAAGGAGTAACAGAATGAGCAACTGGCATAACGAACACATCATGCATTGGTATCGTCGCCGCATTAAGGCAATCACTAACTCTTACGAGGTTTAACTAAATGAGCAACAAACCAATCCAGCCAACAGAAGAAATGATTGAGGCAGGTATCCGTGAGCTTATGGAAAACATTGATGTTGAGTGTATGACAAATGATGATATGAGTGACGCAGTGGTTTTCATCTGGCAAGCAATGTATCAGGCGCACGTGGAGAAATAACAAATGGCAAAGACTATCTATCGTCGAGAGAAGCTGGAGCAAGAACTTGGACACGTTGGCGCGCAGAACTTTATGAGCAAGCAGGCACGCAATGCAATGGAATCTATCCGCGTAAATCGCGTTGTTCGCGTGTTTAATGGTGAAGGTAAGCGAAGAGTAATGGATGAGCTGATTATCGTATTTTGACCTCGATTCAGCAGTCTTATTTCTAATGGTGATGATATGGCAAAAGTGAAAACATACGAATTCTGGTTTGTGCAGAACAAAATGTATGCGAGCAAGACAATCAAGCGAGCGCACTGGTTGAATAAGTGGCTAATCCTGTCAGGATGCATTGTGCTGGCAAAGTGCAAATTCAAAGCGATTGACATCACAGATGAGGATGCGCTCAAAATCGCAAAGATTGAGTTTGAAGAAGATGGTTATTACGAAGAAATTATGGTGGTTAGGGTATGAGTGAAGTTAAGCGTTATGACCTTGTTGGAGATATGGATGGAAACTGCAATCTTAACGAAGCAAGAATGGAACTGTCGGATGATGGTGTTTATGTAAAGCACAGTGACTATGGGGCGCTTCAAGCTAAATGCGCGGCGCTGGCAGCGGAGAATGCGGGGTTGAAGTCTGGCGCTATGGACGAAATCAAGGTTATCAACCGTGGAGGGCAGGCATATTGCGTAAAAGATGGAGTGCAAGTTAATCCCATGTATGCAAGAGGGTGGAATGACTATCGCGCAAAGTCTCTGCAATCAGACACCACGGCCACCGATGCTTTCCTGGCTGAAATCGAAAACAAAGCAATCCGCAGGTTCATTAACAGCATTGAACACATCCTACGCGACAGGTTGTCACCGTATGACACCGAGGAGATGCTTGAAGCTATGCGTATTTTTCTGGAAGAACAGAGTGGTGAGCAAAAATGACAATCACAAAACAACGAGTAGAAGAGATCATATCGCGCATTGAAATGTATGGGCATGGTGCAGGGTATACAGCGGAAGAGGTTTATGACCTGGCTGTACTTGCGCTGAATTTATCAAATATCGCAAACCTGAAGAGATACGAGCTTGATATGGATGGTTGTGACTCATGCGGTCAGGATTGCGGTGCTGACATGACTGAAGACCCTGAAGGCGAATTTGTAATGTTTGACGATGTTGTCAAGATGTTTCAGTTTGACACAACCGCGCAGCAATTCGAAAGCCTAAGCAACCACAAGCATCACTTCATTAATGGCACTTGCGTACAGTGCCTGAAAAGTGAATAACTACCCGTTCATATTAATTATCAGTGCGCTATATGTGGCGCACGCTTTAGCGGAGATATGTTGATGAGCAATAGATATATTTATCACTACAATGCAATATCTGCAGGTGGCGCGTCATCAGTGGCTGGCATAGCTCAGTTGACGTTCCGAATTAAATCGCAAGAAGATGTCGAGGTGCTGAAGAGTTTGATTAGCAGTGACAGGTTTACGGCAGTGGCAATCACGTCGCTCTCATATCTCGGACGGGAGAAAGACGACGAAAAGTACGACGCAACAAAATTCGACCAGGCGTTTTTGATTAACAAATTCTACGAGCGTTATCCGCTTTCTGAATTTAAGAGCGACTCAGAGCGAGCAGAGGCGCTTGGTTACTTCATGGCCGGCGCAGAGTTGCAGCGACTTGGAAAGTTTATCGAATACAATGATGAGGATGATGACGATGATTACTAAATACCAACGACGCCGATACACCACTGGCGCTAAAATCTTCCTTGCTGTGTACGCTCTGGCTCTGGTAGCCGCTATCGCAGGAGTTGTGCATTATGTTTAACGATATCAGTGACGCAATGCAAAACATGTGGGAGCGCTACTGGGACAGTATGAAGACATGTCATTACATGATGGTGCAGATAGGTAATTACATTGAGGTTGTGCCTGACAATGGCGTGCATAACATTAAGTGCATGTGCTCCACGAGGGATTATGCTAATGCAAACCACTAAGCAGAAAGTCTGGCACATCGCCAAACAGCACCAGCTGGACGACTTCGTCGTAAAGGTCGCAAAGACATTCCCTGATGCACTTGAAATCGTTCATGTGCAGACGCGTAATGAAAATGCATGGTGCTATGCTGGCAATCGCGATAATGATGGTGTACAATAAGCACATAACCACCATTGCTTTCCTCATATCATCACCCAACCTTTAACCCGCCTTGTGCGGGTTCTTTTTTGCCTTTGTGATAGAATGGACATAAATATCAAGAGGTGAATTATGTCAGATAAACCAATCGGGCGACCGACAGAATACAAACCTGATTACGATGAGCAGGCTTACAACTATTGCCTGCTTGGCGCTACCGATAAGCAGCTTGCAACTTTCTTTGATGTGAGCGAGCAGACAATAAACGCGTGGAAGCACAAGCACCCTTCGTTTCTTGAGTCCTTAAGGCGCGGAAAGGAAATTGCAGATGCGCGAGTTGCTCAGGCTTTGTTCAGTAGGGCTACCGGTTATGAGCACCCAGAAGACGATATCAAGGCGGTTAATGGTGAAATAGTAATCACACCAACAATAAAAAGATACCCGCCAGACCCTACATCAATGATTTTCTGGCTAAAAAACAGACAGCCAAAATTGTGGCGAGATAAACCTGAGTCGGAAGGTTCTGATGGTGACGGCGCAATCCATAAAGTGCAGATTGAGGTGATTAGTGCAGATAAGAGTAACGGCAACTGAGCCACAAGCCAGATACCTGAATCTTAAGTGTAAATTCCCGGCTTTTATTGCTGGCTTTGGCACTGGAAAGTCAGAAACCATGTGCAACTCAGCACTTCTTGATAGCCTTGAGGGTGGTTCAGATAGTCTGGTCGCTTTGTATGAGCCGACCTATGACCTCGTGCGTCTTATTCTTGCCCCCCGCATGGAGGAGAAACTAATCGACTGGGGTGTCAGGTACAAATACAACAAGGCAGAGAACATAATTTACACGTCATCAGGACAGATGGGGGATTTTGTCCTCAGGACTCTTGATAATCCAGCGCGAATAGTTGGTTATGAGTCGTTCAGGGCAAAGATAGACGAAATTGACACCCTTAAGCAAGAACATGCATCTGAGGCGTGGATAAAAATAATTGCCCGTAATCGACAGCGCCCAAGAACTTATATGGATACCTCAGGAAAGCCAATGAACACTGTTGGCATATTCTCAACCCCAGAGGGGTTCCGGTTTGTTTATGACAGATGGGTAAAGAACAAAAAGGATGGGTACGAAATGGTGCAGGCAAGCACTATGAGCAACCCTTTCCTTCCTGATGATTACGTTCAGTCGCTGCGAGATAGCTATCCACCGCAACTCATTGAGGCATATTTGCAGGGCGAGTTTGTAAACCTCACATCTGGCACTGTCTATCCTCAATTCGACAGGAATCTTAATCACAGCGATGAGGAATACAGGACGGGTGAGCCAGCCCATGTCGGCATGGACTTCAACGTAGGAAAGATGTCTGCGATTATCCATGTTGAAAGGAATGGCGACCCGATCGCAGTTGGCGAGATACTCGGAGCTTACGATACGCCGGAAATGATTCGGTTAATAAAACAGCGCCTGTGGAGGGAGACATCAAATGGCGAGTTTGAGAAACTGTGTGAAATTTATGTTTATCCTGATGCATCGGGCGGTAGCCGTAAAACCGTGAACGCTGGCACGTCAGATATAGCCTTATTGAGAGATGCTGGCTTTCATGTTATGGCTGACAGTAAGAACCCGCCGGTCAGGGACCGCATCAACTCTGTTAACGCGATGTTCTGCAACGCTGAAGGCGAGCGCAGATACAAGGTAAATACAAAGCTGTGCCCAATCTACACTGAGGCGAGAGAGCAGCAGATTTACAACAAGCAGGGAGAACCAGACAAAACTCACGATAAGGACCACCCGAACGATGCGGCTGATTATTACATTTATAATAAGTTCCCACTCGTACGACCAATGGCAGCAATGCTAATTCGGCGCAGGCGTTAAAAATAAAGCCCTCAAATGAGGGCTTGTTGGCTAGTGTGTGTACATGATGCTTTTGCACGTTTTCATTGGCACACCGATTGCATCCCAAAATTCGACGTTTTCACAAGCCAAAAAGCAAAACAGCATTGATTGAGGCCATGAAGAATGAGCACTTTTCCAGTAGGTGCCGCGCTTGATTTGCTCGGCTTCATCGTTGAGGCAGTGAATAAAGAATTCTGTGCCATCGCTGGTTTCATTCCATTCGTGTGATTTACCCAAGCAGAAATGGTGCAGAAAGCGGTCTATGTAGGATGATTTGCTTGCTGATATCCCCATTACAATCATTCTGATAACCCTAATAGCATATACGTTCTGCACTTCAGCACTTCGTTCATGACCTTGCATTGCCTTATCCTAATTCATCTGCGACCCCGCGCCGCTCTATGAGTTAAATCTACATCACCAACATATCTACGTCAACATTTATTATTGTTGTTGATAAATCCACACCACAACACTTGACCAATCTACACCGTGCGCATATAGTTATCTACATCGGAAACATCGGAGGTGCTACTATGCGCAGCTATGCAGGATTTACACAGGAGGAAAAAGAGCAGGTTTATTCACTGGCGCGTGCTGGTGTGCCTGATGATGTGATTTGCCGTCGGTATGACATCGACGAGGATTTCCTGCTGCGCGTCATTGATGATGTCTTCGTTAACCTGCAAGAGAAGCGTGGGTACAAGGGTATCTGCTGCAAGAATGATTTTTTGAGAGGGTGATTATGAGAGATTTTGTAAGAGATTTTCTGTTATTGGTATTAAGTACACCATCGCATTGGTGATTGCTTTCCCGCTTATCTGGCTGATTAGATGGGAAGCGCCAAGTATTGATGACATTCTAAACTGGCAGGTTTTCAGGATTTTTATCGGCTTGTGGATTTTATCAGCCATTGCCGCATGGTGGGTTAATCATGTTCAGGAATAAACTAAAGAAAATAATCCGCGACGCTGCGGATAAGAAATACACCAAAAAGATTGATATATCATTCATTGACGGCACTGGAATGTACAACCACGCATGTCATCTGAATGCGGTAAATCGTGCGCGTGATGGGAGTTCGTGCGCAGTGGTTGAGGTTGTGGTGATTGATGACAAATCGGTGACCGCTCATTACATCAATATGCAGTCAGACGGTACATACATCGACTACACGCTCGGCTGGCACTGGTCTGGTGCTGATTACCGATTTGTGCGCTTCGTCCCGTTCACGGAATGGGCTGATATTACTGGCGCGCTAAACAGGCTTAAAGCTGAACTGTGCAAGCCGGTGGCTAAATGGCAGAAGTTGTTAATGGTAACTGATGGTGAACTTTGTTGAGGTGATGTGATGATTATTGATGAAACAGAAAATGCATATGACATGCACGTAACTGAGCAAGAGCTTGAGGATGGAACCCCTGTCGTAGAGTTGTATCAAGAGAATGGCTCAGGTGTCGACTCATTTATTGGCATAGACAAACACCAAGCCTCGCAACTAATCGAAGTCCTGCAACGCTGGGTTAATGGTGAGGAGATTGAGTGATGATGAATACCAAACAAAGATACAGGATGGGATATTGCGTCTGGCTGCAAGAGACTATTAGTGATTTTCTTGATAAGAAAATGTTGGCAGACATGGTTTATGGATTGTTGTGTTTCCTGCTGCTTATCTCTTTTCCAGTTTCAATGCCGATGGTTGCTGCAATAAGAATGATAGTAACCAAGCGGAATATTAGAAAACAGTATGCTCGCGATGAACTGATGGAGGATTGAGTGATGAGCATAAAAAATCCAATGCACCCGGGCGAGTTTCTGCTGGAGGCATTCATGAAGCCATTCGGAATTGGTGTTAAGAAAATGGCCGATGCACTTGGGGTTTCGCAGTCAACAGTTAGCAGGCTCATCAACAAGAAGGCTGATTTAACTGCCGACATGGCTGTCAGATTGTCCGTTGTTGTTGGGAGGTCACCAGAGTCATGGTTGAATATGCAAAACAATTACAGCCTAAATAGACTTACCGCCGATAATGGTCGCTTACTGTCATCTTTGAAGCCAATTAAATTTGATTTTGATTACAAGGTGGAGTGATGGACAGAAAACATCTTCACGAGATGGCTGTTGAACTCAGAAAAAGGGTTGAGGGCATCTGGTTTGATAGTCATGATAAATTCAATAATAAGCAGTATCAGGTTTACGCAAAATGCAGGGGGTTGGTGCTCGGCGATAGGATGGAAAACGCTGTATTCCATCACAGTAACGCCATGATACACAAGCGAGCTTTCGACTACTGATACCATGCTATAATCCCTCCATCGTGAGGGATTTTTTATTGGTGACATATGTCAAAAATTGATGCATTAGACGCCTATATACGCGACCGCGTGGCGAACAATAACCGGGCTATTCAACAGCAGCGGCTTTGTGCTGGAGGGAAGAATCTTGACCAGAAACATGACAGGTTGTGGCAGGAATGCGGATACCCGCAGGAAATCACCGCTGAGATGTTCCGCTATGCCTACGAACGGCACCCAGCAGCCGCAGCTGGCATTAACCGCATTATTAATAAATGTTGGCAGAAATACCCCGAAGTGGTAGAAGATGGCGAGGATGACAAGAATTCAACGTCGTGGGAGTTGTCCATCAATGACATGATGAAGCGTGCATACCCGTTCATCAAAGAGGCTGACAAGCGCAACGCCATCAACCGCTATTCCGCCGTTATCCTGCAAATCCGCGATGGTAAACAATGGAGTGAGCCGGTAGACATCACCAAAACACGCCGCATTAAAGATAAATCCATTGTTCGCTTTATTCCTGTGTGGGAGGAGCAACTCCGCGTCAGTGCGTGGAATAACGACGAAACCAGCGAAGACTACGGTATGCCTGAGATGTACGAATACCAGGAAAGCGCCGTGGAAGATTTCGATAGTGACGGCAAGCCTGAACGTTCCGTGCAGATTCACCCTGACCGCATTATTATTCTTGCAGAGGGTAGCTTTGATGGCAGCATGTTCAGTGGCATCCCGATGCTACGTGCTGGCTACAACAGCCTTATCGACATGGCAAAGGTTTCAGGCAGTTCCGCGGAAGGCTTCCTGAAGAATGCCAGTCGTCAGCTGGCTGTTAACTACACGAAGGATAACGTAACACCAGTGAGTCTTGCGCAGTCGATGGGTGTCGATATTGAAGAGCTCACCGACATCATGAATGAGAACATTGAGGCACTGAACTCCGGGATTGACGCCGCTATGTTCACAATGGGCGCGGATGCAAAAGTTCTCGCTGTGACTCCCGCTGACCCAAAACCAACATGGGAAGTGGCTGCCAACCAGTTCGCTGCGTCAATGGCGCTTCCGTTTACTGTTATTTTTGGGCAACAGACCGGAAGGCTTGCAAGCGATGAGGATAAGATGCAGGAGGCAATGACCGCCAAGCAGCGCCGCGAAACGTGGGTTGATTATGTCATCTCAATGTTCGTTGAGCGCATGATTCAGTTCGGCATTGTCGATAAAGCACCGGCAAATGGCTACAAAGTTAAGTGGGATGATTTGCTGGCACCATCGGAACTTGATAAGGCTGAATTGCTGTCCAAGCTCGCCACTGCGAATAAGTCATTCTTTGATGCTGGTCAGTCTGCGTTGCTGAGCGTCGATGAAGCTCGTGGCATGGTTGGTATGGAGCCGATTGAACTCGACGAAAGCTACCGCGAAGACACGCCTCCGGAAGACGAAAATGAAGATACTCCGGTTTAACGCACGCCTTCCACAGCCGCGCATATCACAGAGCCTGACCGACCCGCTGGGCTCTGCAACTCGCCTGTCGAAGATGGACAAAGCGATAACGCGCAAATACAAACAGCTCAGGTCTCGTGCGCTTGAGTTGTTTCGCACTATTCCGAGCAGTCAGGCCAACGCAGAATCAAGTGGGTTGTATTTCTATGACTTCAGTAGTGCGCGAGCTGCAACTTTCATGGATGAGTTGCAGGCGCTGATTGATGAGATTCTGCTGGAAGGTGATGATTTCGGTCACGGCAGGATGTGGGCGAACGTGTTCATTGGTGATGCGTATCAGGCCGGAACGCAGAAGGCCAACTCTGAGCTGTCAATCCTGTCTCCCGTTTACGCCGAGCAACGACCGATTGCTGCGATACTCTATAGCGAACCATACCTTAACCGCCTGCAACTGGCTTACACGGCGGGATACAGTGACTGGCGCGGCTTGAGTGATTATTCACGGCAGCAGCTGGCATCTGTCATTATGGAAGGCATTGCCCGTGGCGCAAATCCTCGCGACGTTGAGGCTGATATTGTTAAGCGTGTTGATGTGTCGCACAGTTACGCCAAGCAAATTGCGCAGACTGAAATTACCGGAACACTACGTCAAGCCAACAGGCGTGAGGTCATTGAGGCTCGCGAAGAGTTAGGCATTGAGACTGTAATGCTGTGGCAGTCGGCACTGATGCGAACAACCCGCCAGACTCACGCGTCGAGACATGGGCGGTTTTATACGCCAGAAGAGATTGATACGTTTTATAGCGAGGTAGCAAACCGCAGAAATTGCCACTGCAGCCAAGTCCCAGCACTTGTGATGGATGGTAAGCCAGTAATTCTTGAATCATCACAAGAGCGGTTGGATAAGCAACGCGAAGCGTGGCAATCAGCAAACAAAAAGCCCTCTAAGTGAGGGCTTTGATTTATCTTATCAGCATGCACAGAACAAATATTATTATCGCATAGCACAATATCTCTACGACGCTGAATATTGTTTTAATCATCCAGTTTAACGCCGGGAATTTTGCCTGCCGCGATGGCGTCGTAAATGATTTCGTATTCGCTATAAATCCAGTTATCGCCCTCGTCAGCTTCTCTCTGCATTGCTTCCACTGCTGCATCGCGCTTCCTTTCCGCTTCAGTGATGGCTGGTTTTAGGCTTTCTGGTACGAAGCAACATGACCTTCCTGCGCCGCGTTCATCCCAATAACAAACTGCCACATTATTGCCATCCGTTGTTGTCTTGTGTGCAACCACTTCCATTTCAGTGCCAGCATCAGGAATCCAGGCGTTTCTGTATCCAATTTTTGGATTAATGAAGAACTCAACTTTCTCACCAACTGGCGGCAGACCTTCGCCGTTCCATGCTGGCTTTTGCGATGCGGCGAGTGCTGCTTTATATTGCCAATAGGTCACTATCGACTCCCTGTGGTCGCAAGATAAAGGTACACCCTCAATTCCATGCCAGTAATACACAAGGCTATTCCCAGTGTGATGTTTCCATGAAAATCCATCATAGTGGGGATCATTCGTGTCCCATACACACAGCGAACCGTCATCATCTTGAGTAATTGACAGAGCACCATCAGGCCACCCGCCACGCTTAGGTAATTCTTGAACTAACATGTCGATAAGTTTCATTTTGTTTCTCCAAAAAAGTACGCGTGATTCGATTGCTTGGTAATGATTGGCAGCCAAAGATTGCTATCTCTTCCAATCCTCATTGCTTCTCGATCATTAAACCATCGCAGCTTTTTATTATTTGACTCCCAGTGGTCAAGTTTTAATAATCTGCGAGCCACTTTGTTACTTTTCATCTGTTTTCTCCCAGTGCCTTATTAACCGCCGCACGCGCATTATCCAGAGCGCGACGCTTGCTTGATGTTGTCCAGACTTTGCCGGAGTGGTCGTCGTAGATTTCCAGTATTTGCTGGAGTGCTGAAAGCATAGCTTTGTTATTGTCGTGGCAATATCCAACAGAAAACCCAAACCAAAGCCAGTCCACTTCCCTATCAGTCATGTCGCAAAAACCAACGGAATCGAACCACTTGTTAAATAATTGGTGCAGTTCTCGCTTCGTCATCACAGCCTCACTTAATATATTCAACAATCTCACACTCGCGCATTTGCATCAAACCAAATGGTGCAACTACCTTTCCGCACGGACTGATTTTGATTTGCTCAAGATCGAACACTCCGCAGCGTCCGTTTTCTTTGAATTTGACAATTACCATTTTGCAACCATCCATTTCATTTCTTTGACCATGCGTTGAGCTGCTTTCTTGGTGTGACCGGCAGCCATCAATTGCTTCACCTTTGCTTTTTTGTTGGCAGCCTTCGCAGCCTTCGGATTTGGCTCACTGTAAAAAGCAACGTCACGCGGATTCATTTTCATCACCTCACTCATCATTTGATGTAGATACTATGCACCACCACTCAATCTACGTCAATAGCCATTGTGATAGAATTAATCATTATTTGAACAGGAGGCAGAATGAAACTATCGCGACGCGGCAAAGAGACGCTTGGAATCACCGATGCCGTGGATATATCGCCTTACATCACCACCGAGACGACACAGAATCAGTTTGATGCGCTGACGAGCCTTGCTACTGACATTGGCATTGACGTGTTCCGTAAATCAACGCTTCTGAAGAAGCACAATCTCCGCTGCTTCTCATGTGCTGTTGCGCATTTCATCGTGTGGGGCGAGAAGACTGGCGACAAAGCAAAACGCAAAGCTGAAAAAGAGGTTTACTGGTATGGCTATTAGCAAAAACATGAAGGCATTTTTGGATATGCTGGCGTACAGTGAGGGCACGGATAACGGGCGACAGAAAACTAATAATCATGGCTATGATGTGATTGTTGGTGGCTCACTGTTTACTGACTATTCCGACCACCCACGCAAGCTGATTAGCCTGCCAAATCTGGGTATCAAATCCACTGCCGCCGGGCGCTATCAGGTGCTGGCTAAGTTCTATGATGCGTACAAAAAGCAGTTGCGCCTGCCTGACTTCTCTCCCGCATCGCAGGACGCTATTGCAATACAGCTAATTCGTGAATGCAAAGCCACCGCCGATATTGAGGCTGGTCGCATTGCTGATGCTATTCATAAATGCCGTTCCCGCTGGGCCTCACTGCCGGGCGCTGGTTATGGTCAGCATGAGCAAAAACTGGATAAGCTGATTCAGGTGTACAAGTCCGCTGGCGGGACGGTCGCATGAAAAAGCTAAGCAACTGGCTGCTTGGCCTGTGGATTTCATTCTGCTCGCTATTGCAGATATGGCCTGAGTCCATGCTTTATGTGTGGGCCATGATGCCGGACGACCTGAAATCTGCGCTGCCACCTTTTGCTGTTAAAGGGGTCAGTTATTCCGTTATGCTGGCGGCGATTCTTGGCAAGATGCATGCGATGAATAAGGCGAATAAGAGGCTAAAAGATGAGAGTAATGATGCGTGAAATACATAAGTCCATAAAGGCGCGAGGTGGTTTTTATTCTGCATATCAGACCACCAAGGGATTGCACCTCATAACCAATTGCATGGCATTCCCACATCTGTGGCTGGCGGGAGCACTGAAAGATGATGGCAATTCTCACTAAATACTGGCGACCGCTGGCAATTATTATAATTGTCGCTATCTGCGCGCTATGGGTTGTTAACAAGGTGTCCAGCTATGGTGAGCAGAGATACAACGACGGGTATGCGAAGGCTGTAGCAGAACAGAAGGCCGCAAACAAAAAAGAGGAGCAACGACGCAATGCAGAACTGCAAAAGATTCAGGCTGACGCACAACAAAGGATTGATGCTGCGCGCAACGATGCTGTCAACGCTGCTGCTAAGTCTGGCAGGTTGCAGCAACAGCTCGCAAATATCCGCAAGCAGCTTGTCGGATATTCCGCCGCTGAGTTCATTGGCAATCCAGCCGCAGAAACCGGAGTTTTGCTTGCCGACGTGCTCAGCAAATCTGTCGAAAGAAATCGACAGCTGGCAGATTACGCTGACAGGGCAAGAGAAGCAGGATTAGCGTGTGAGGCGCAGTACAATTCGCTGCGCAATAAAAAAGCCCCGTAATGGGGCTTGTGTTTAATTGGCTTGATCTGAGCTTTCTCTCTGCTTCCACATTTGCTTCAGCTGGAAATAAGCATACGCCTCATCACCATCTTTCGCATTGCGCTCCATTTGCTCACACCATGCTGATGGTTTTGGTGGCTCACTCTGCTGGTAATGTTGTTGGCTCATCAACAGATTCCTCGACCGCAGCTTCAACGATGCGCACCAACGAACACTCAAGGTTCGGCGCATTATAATTGCCAGCCAGAAACAGCACGCTACCAGTGCTAATCAACACCTGTTTTGCGCTTGCCTGCGACAGATTCTGCACGATGAATTGTGCTGTTTCGGTACCAATTTTTAGCACTGCGCTGCCGTCGCTGTTCAGTGATACCAGTTGTGCGGATGTGTCAGCGATGTTGGTGTAGTTCGCGTTTCGTTGCGCGATTGTGATGTCTGTGAACATATTAGCCTCTTACGTTTAATTTGATTTTTCCATCCACGTCGCGTGATGCACACTCAACAGTGATTGTTAACTTGGTGATCTCTTCGACGTCTGCATCAAGAATCAAGCGGATGCAACCACCAACTATTCTACCATCCTGATCAACAACGCGAATTTTATCATCGACTCTTTCAACGTGGAGCCAGACTTTTTTTCGTCACACCCGTTATTGAGGATTGCCATTATTTAATCTCTCCATTCAGTTCATTGACAATTAACGTCGCATAGCCAGCAATATCTTTCCAGCTATCATCATATGTCGGGTCGCCATTCAGGATGCGCCCAATCTTGTGCTGAATCATGTCTAGCGCCTCGCGTTGGCTTGGCGTCAGATTGTGCCACCCATCCACTTCGCGCATCACATCTTTCAGCTCCTGCATGATTTCAGCACCGTCTTTGAACTTACCGTATCGACTGCCGCGTTCGGTGATGAGTTGCTCAGTAGTATCAGCTTCCGGCGCGCCAATGCAATCATTGAGGTCTTGTTCGTCGTTGATTGGTTTACGATGAGCGATAACCTCATACATATCCATGTCTTCGACAAATTGATTAACGCGACCATTGTTGGCAACATCTTGATATGCGCCATATTTATTCAAGTGCTCAACGAAATAATATTTCGAATCAATCAACCTCCCCTTGAGAGTCGCCCAGTCTGGCGCACCATCAAAATCCTTCTCGCAACCTTTCAGGTATTTCCACGCTTTCATTTCTCTCTCCACTTAATCATCTCGCGTCGCGGCATTGTGACGCGGTTGTATTCATCAACATTAAAATTCGCCCTAATCAAATCATACATCTCATCCTTTGGCATATCAGCCAGTGCCACATAGCAACGGGCAAAGTAGCGAACATCACGGAGTGTTAGCGGCTGTCGCTTCTCCACAATGCTGGTGATAATGTCCATCGGCTCTCGTCGTGGTCTTGGCATATTTACTACTCCTTTTTCGAAATTATTGTTGACCAATCTACATCATTTAGTCAATACTTATTGACGTAGATTGTACCACAACGGAAAAGGTGATGTGGAAATGCGATACAAAGAAATAGCAGCAAGATATCAGAAAGAGGTGCGCGAGGTTATGGAAATACTTAATGTTCGCGAGGATACCATTAAGTATGTGGAAACTGCCATGTGTTCACTGGCGCTTGAAGCGGAGGTTGCTGGTCGTGAAAAGGCTGACGAACTTATATCTGCGGTGGTTTATAGTTCAACCAGTAACTGTTGAAGATGAAGGTTACCTGTGCGTTGAGCACGTTGTTATTAAATTCTACGGGAGAAATTACAAATGGCGAATGACGAGCTGTACGAAAAATCGTTAATCCAGCGACTGAATGAAGTCGAAAGCACTCGCGAATGGCTGGAGCGTGAATTGCGTGAAGTGCGAAACCGCCTGCAACGCAAGCGTAGTCAGCAGAAAGACATTATTGACTGGTCCGGCGATAAGCCTAAGTTTAATAATATTGGGGAGTGGACGAAGTGAATGATTTAAGCGTTGGCGACAAAGTTGTCATTAGAAATAGATATGGAGTAACCATCTCAAGAATCGTTCGTGAAACGGCTAAGCAATGGATTGTAGAAGGTACAGAGAACGGCAGCGTAAGGAGATTCAGAAAATCAGACCTTATTGAGATTGGTTGCGATGTGTGGCACATAGTTAGCATATCAAAATGCACTGACGACATAGAGAATGAGATTCGCAAAAAACAAATAGTCAGGATGATTGAGGTTAAGGGTGACTTAAGCAAGCTACCACTTACTGAGTTAGTTTCTTTATGGGAGAAAGTTAAATGACAGCACCACATATGCCGATGATGAATGATGAAGGCTTGCTGGAGTGCCCATTCTGCAACAGCCATGAAATCAAGTTATATAACGACGATGGGATGTATTTCGCCATGTGCGAGTGCGGCTGCTCAAGTGATGTTCACATAACGAAGTTGGCGGCCGCCACCCAATGGAACACTCGCAACGGACGCCTCTACACCGCTGACGATTTCAATCAGACAGCTGAGGAGCGCGAACATGGACTATAAATCACAAATCATGCGCGTGATTATCAATCATCCAGGCGCAACTCGCGCATACATTGAGAAGCATTGCGGAGGAAAGCATTCAAGCACCACAACGCATCGTTTGCATGAGATGCTTGCGCTTGGCTTTATTCGCCGTGAGAAGTCAGTGATTCGTGGTGGCAAGTGGCAGTACAAGTATTTCATCTCTGATGATGCTGCTGGCATTGATGATGCTATCAGGTGTCACTTGCTGGGCAATGCTGGCTCAGAGGTGAAAGAAATTAGTGCCGCCACTGGCATTGACTACCGAATCGTGAAAAGCCGCATCCGCATCATGTTCCATAACAGCGATGTTACGCGAAGCTATGACCACCACAAGAAGCTGTGGCGTTACTCATGGCAGGAGCGGGAAGTAAATGTGAGCAACCTGTTTAATTCACTTCTTCGCAATGCAAGGAGTCATCATGGGGAAAGCCAAGCGCAAGAAACAAGAGTATGAACCGCTACCGCCATACGAAATATCAGGCATGCCTCAGCAGGAGGATGTGATTCTCACCGAAGCTGAATGGCGCAAAGTGGCAAGAGTGCAAATCATGTTCCGCAAACTTGCCGAGGATGTACTAAATGAGATGGGCTATTAAGCATAAATCCGGCAGAACTCTGTTTGTGACATCAGATGAGTTTATTGCCAATAACCGTAGAAAGATGGGCTGGATAGTGGAGGAAGTGAAGATGACGAGTAGAGAGCGGTTTGAAGAAGAAATGAGCGATAAATATGAGTGGTTCAGTGATGCGATCGCTTGTGCTGATTTTTGCGGTGACGATGATGATGGCTACTATGTTGGCGGTGATTATCTCTATTATGGAACTTCATGTTCAGAGGCTTTGTTCTGGTTATGGCGAGGATGGCAGGCATCGCGAGCGGCTATTCAGATTCAGGCATGCCCATACCCAAACAACCACGGACCACATGTTGATGACTATTACCTCGACCAAATTAACAACGCAGGCTTAAAGGTAAAAAAATGATTATCCAGTTAAACGACATCATGAAAGCAGACATTATTCAGCTTGAAGATTATGACATGCAGCTGGCGTTTGAAATTGAAACCGTTGAGCGGCA